TTCGGGAAAGAGCTCTTCGGCATAAGCATAGACCACCGAAAATCAGACAAATCGGACTGGGGAATTTCCGGGCATACTGGCGGAATGCTCAGCGGCGGAATCCTTTCGGGGATTACCGGGCGTGGGGCGGATCTTATGATAATTGACGATCCGGTAAAAAACCGTCAGGAAGCGGACTCTCAAACTTATAGGGATCGCGTTTGGTCGGAATGGCAAAGCACGCTGGCGACACGGCTTCATCCAGGGGGGCGTGTCGTTGTCGTATTGACACGATGGCACGAGGACGATCTTGCAGGACGGCTGGTTGCTCACGATCCGGGACGCTGGAAAGTCGTTAATCTCCCCGCGGTCGCGGAAGGCAAAGATCTCCTTAACAGGTCTTGCGGGGAAGCCCTATGGCCTGATCGATATGACGAAAAGGCCCTTGCGGAAATCAAGATTACCGTAGGCTCTCGGGACTGGGAAGCCCTGTACCAAGGACGGCCCTCTCCTGCGGAAGGTTCCATTTTGAAGCGCGGATGGTGGCAATTTTACCGCCAGGCTCCGGCACGGTTTGACAAAATAATTCAGTCTTGGGACTGCGCCTTTAAGGACGGGGCAAAGAATGACTACGTTGTCGGGCAGGTGTGGGGCAAGGCAGGTGCCAATAAATACTTGTTGGACCAGGTGCGCGGAAGGATGGATATTGTGGCAACCATGCAAGCCATAAAAACGCTTTCATCGAAATGGCCGAGTGCGCGCGGGAAACTCGTGGAGGACAAGGCTAACGGATCCGCTGTAATTCAGATGCTGAAAAGCAAAATTCCGGGACTTATTCCGATAGAGCCCGAAGGCGGGAAGGAAGTTCGAGCGCAAGCTGTTTCCCCTGATATCGAGGCGGGGAACGTTTTTCTCCCGGAGAATGCGCCGTGGGTACACGATTTTATCGAGGAATGTGCGGCGTTTCCAAATGGCGCGCATGACGACCAAGTAGACGCAATGTCGCAAGCAATCAATCGATTGAACAGAAAATCAGGGGAGGTGCAAACCTACGCATGGCAATAACAAGCAGAAGTTTAGCCTACAAGGAAATGGCGCAGCACTGGCCGATCATAGACGCTCTCATGGGCGGGACGGCCACCATGCGGGAAGCGGGCGATACTGTTCTCCCCAAGCACGAGATGGAAACGGACGCCACCTATGAGGAGCGCCGGAAAAAAGCGGTGCTTAAAAACATGTTCTTGCGCACCATAAAAAACATGTCCGGACGGGCCTTTGCGAAGCCCTTGAAACTCGGGGACGATGTGCCGGAAGACATAGTCGAGTGGCTTGAAAATGCCGACCTCGCCGGGAACCACATACACATCTTCTCCTCGCAATGTTTCAAGAAGGCCATGTCACACGGGCTCCATTACATCCATGTGGATTATCCGCAGCAGCCACAGGGGATTACTCTCGCAGAGGAAAGAGCCTCCGGAGCACGTCCTTACCTCCGATCCGTGACGGTTCACAATGTCCTTGGAGTCCAGACGGACAGCCTCGGGCGCATCCTGACGGCCCGAATCCGGGAATACTACACCGACGAATCCGACTACGAAGAGACGCAAAAAGAGCAAATCCGGCTCCTGTACCCTGGTGGCTACGAAGTCTGGCGGCAGAAGAGCGACAACGCCAAAGAGTGGGTTCCCGTAGAGTCCGGGACGACGAGCATCCCCGTGGTGCCCTTGGTGCCGATTTACACCGGGTTTGTGGCGCCTTTCCAAGCTGTTCCGCCTCTCTTGGATCTCGCCTATCTCAACATACGCCATTACCAGAGCTTAAGTGACCAGCAGCTATGTCTTGACGTGGCACGGTTCCCCATGCTGGCGGGTTCTGGTGTTTCGGAGGACTCGAAGATGGTGGTAGGGCCGAAGCGTGTACTCCTCACCACAGATCCCCAGGGGAAGTTCTATTACGTGGAGCACTCCGGGGCGGCGCTCACGTCCGGGAAAACAGAGCTTGACGACCTGTGCGAGGCCATGAGCCTTGAGGGGTTACAGCTCCTCATGCCGAAAGCCACCGGACGAACTGCTACGCAATCCTCCATAGAGTTCGAAGAGTCCACTTCGGATCTCCAAGACATGGCGCTCTCTATGCAGGACGCTTTAGAAAACGTGCTCCAGCTCATGGCAATGTGGACGGGGAAGAAGGACGGCGGGAGTGTTGAGATCCGGGGGAACTTTGTTCTGCCCCGGCAGGACTCCCAAGAGATTCAGGCGTTGGTGAACATGCGGCAGCTTGGGGAAATTTCCCGGAACACGCTCTACGCAGAACTCAAGCGCCGGGGCGTACTTTCGGAGGAGTTCGACGAGGACACGGAGATTGAACGCCTCTCCGTAGAAGGGCCGGGAATGTATGACCAGCAGCCTACCGATCAGCGATGAGATGAAGGGCTTTCTTGAGGGGCTGATTGAGATGCACCAGGAGAAGCCCTTCCGGTTTATTCAAGTACAGGCTCTCACGGAGGAGGGCGACACGGTCTGTACCGCCAGCGGCGCCGCTTCGGTGGTGGAATGCCTCGGTATGTGCGAGCTGGCAAAGGAGGCCGCTTATGAGTTCGAAGAGGCCGACGATCCCGGCGAATGAAGGTTGAGCCCTCGTCATGGCAAAGACAAACCTTCCAGCAAATGAACTCATAGCGGAGGACTACCGGAAACATCACGTATCCCTCCTGCGCTTCACCGCCTCCGAGCGGAAAGAGGTTCTGGCAGAGCTGAAAAAGATGCAGAAAGCCGCCCTTGCGAAGCTGGCAGAAAGCGACTTAACCGAGTTTCGACGCACCAAAATTGAAGCTCTGCTCCGACAGATCAACCCCATTATTGAAGATACATACAAAGCTCTGGCCTCTCGGGACATGACCGAGCTTGCGGAAATTGAAGAAGCTTTTGCCCGCAAAACAGTGGGGCCCCTGCTCCCGAGCGCCGTAGGGAAGTACAATGCCCTGACAAAACGGCAGATACAAAACATCTGTTCCGACGCCCTGATAGAAGGGGCTCCTTCTTCGGAATGGTGGAAGCGACAATCGGAACAGTTCAAACAGTTCTTCAGCGACACCGTACGCCAGGGGATGATGGAAGGGCAGGGCATATCAGAGATTGCCCGGAAGATCCGGAGCGACAAGAGAGCCCAGCAGAGAGCGGAACTCCTGGTACGCTCATCCGTCATGGAGGTGGCGAACAAAACCCGGGAGGAGTCTTTCCGGGCTAACGATGACGTGGTAAAGGGCTTTCAGCATGTCAGCACCTTTGATTCGAGAACAACCGTTATCTGCGCCGCTAGAGACGGGTTGACCTGGGATCTGGACGGCAACCCGATAGGGCATGATAAGGTGTTCCGGAGGCCGCCTTTGCACTTTGGTTGCAGGACTACGCTTGTTCCCGTGCTTCGTAGCTGGAGAGAGATGGGCCTTCCCTTTGACGAAATCCCGGAATCCACAAGGGCCTCCATGGATGGGCAGGTGCCCGCTAAAATGAACATGGATGACTGGCTCAAGTCAAAAGGCGATTCCTTCGGGGAAGAGTTGCTTGGGAAGACTCGCTACCACCTCTGGAAAGACGGCAAAATCACGCTCTCACAGTTAACGGATCAGGCAGGGCGTGAGTTGACGGTGGAGGAGTTGCGGAAAGTTGCTGGGGTTGAGAAAAAGGCGTATGCTCCGTTTGTCCCGGCAAAAACCGTGAAGGAAGCTGAAGAGTGGGTTGTGGCGCAGGGGATTGCGGAAAATGCAAAATACGGGGGGCTCTCCCTGGAGGTTGCAAACGAGTGTAACCAAAGCGTCTATGAGCATTTTCGCCGTTTTCCAGAGCTGAAGAAGTTCGACTTTGTAGGCTCTACGCAAGACCACTATACCTTTATTTACAATCGGCGACTTGAAGACTACCTTAAAAAGTTGCGAAAAGCTAATCCGGGAGTGGAGGAGTCAAGGCTCCTTTCTTACGCAAAAAGGAAGATCAAAAAGAAAAAAGTTACTTCAAACGCCTACGCAATCTCTGTCAGCACAGACGGAGTCCGTGGCATCTCCATAAACAGGGCATGGGGCGCTCGTTCGAGCATGGATAGGTTTAGAAACTCTGTACAGAGAGACGTGGCTTCTGGTTTTCACCCCAAAGGATGCGGCACAATAAGAGCGATTGTTGACCACGAAATGGGGCACCAGCTAGACTCCTTTGTCAATCTGAGCGAAGACCTTGAAATCAAGAATCTTTATGCGTCTCTTGGGAAAAAGGGAGATATCGGCAACGAGCTTTCTATGTATGCAAAGAAAAACCTTAATGAGTTTATCGCTGAAGCATGGTGTGAGTACACGAACAGCGCAGCCCCAAGGCCCGTGGCGATGAAGATAGGCAAGCGAATTGAAGAGCTTTATGCACAAAAAACGGGGGTGGCAAAATGACAACAGGGCCAGAGCCTATTTGTTTCAGATGTAAGCATTTCCGGCCAGACGACGAAGTGTTTGATGAGAAAGCACTGGAGACACATTTCTACTGCGCAGCATTCCCAGACGGCAAGGGAATCCCTTTTGAAATAATCTCCGGAGGTGTTCCGCACACCGAGCACTACCCAGGCGACAACGGCATTCAGTACGAGCCGGACGACTAAAAGTTAGCTCTCTCCCCTTCGGGGGAGGGGGTCTTTTTTTGTGCCTAAAAATAAGGAGGAGCCATGAAAAACTCGGTCCGCATCGGATCTCTGGACTATGAGATTGTCGAGGACAATACGCTTTCGGCATGTGAAGGATGTCTGGGTATGATTTCTTACGCTCAAACGAGAATCAGCATATACCCCAATACGAGCGATCAGCGGAAAGCGGCGGCGTTGATGCACGAAATTGTCCACGGAATATTGACGGATGGCAAGTGTAATGACTGTTTTGAAAGTAGCAATGCCCTCGAACGGTCCGTGGAAATCCTTGCCCTTGGGCTTGTCGGGGTGCTCCGGGATAATCGGGAACTCGTGAGGGAGATTTATAAAATGATTGATTCGGAGGAAGAATAATGGCATTTTACAGAAAGAAACCCGTGAGCATTGAGGCTTTTCAATGGAACGGAGGAAACATTCTTCCTGCGATTCTGGAGAAAATAGGTGCAACAATCATGGAAGCAGAAGACCTGTGCGTTCGAAACGGCTACTGCATAGAGGGCAAAAATTTCATGTATGCAGCCATAGGGTGAGCCTCATCCGTGATTGAGTCGTTAACAATAGCGGGACAAGTCCTTTTTCTTGGCGATTACGTTGTTTTTGATAAAAGAGATCAATCGAGCCTGTGGGGTGTCGCTGCCTACACAGAAAGTTCTTTTAACAAGCAGTTTTTTTGCGAGAAGGAAGAGGAAAAAGGCCTTGATATAAGTGTCGAGTGTACTGTAAACAAGATCTTGAATGAATGCACTTCTCTTTCGGTTGACTATGTGCCTTTCAAGCACGACAAGAAGAACTTAGGCCCGATTCAAATAGAATCTCTTGTTTTCCCGAAGAACGATTTCTTGCGGGTTGAAGTAAACGGGATAGGCTTCGATTGTTCGGTCATAAAAAACAAAAAAGGATTTTTCAATGACTATGTAGAGGCTTCCAATAAAGGCGTTCTTGCAGTGAAGCAAGCTCTGCCTGACATTGTTGCAAGACACATGTTAATGTCATAGTCATAAGAAAAAATAAAGTAGATTGGCTCTCTCCCCTCACGGGGAGGGGGCTTTTTTTGTGGCAATGTTTCACGTTAAACATTCTTTCTCTTGCCTTGTGCTATCTTTCTTTCTATGCTAGAATGTTTTTACCCTAGCCAAGAAAGGAGGTGCGCAAGGTGGCAGAAGAGAAAAAGGCCATGAGCGTCAGGGTTGATCCGGAAGTGATACGACGTTTCAAGATAGCGTGCGCTATCAAAAACGAGAAGATTTCCGATGCGATTGAAAAGCTCATGGTGGGATATGCGGATGAGGTGGATTGGAAGGAATAAAAAATCCCGAACGGCACTCTCTGGAAAAAAGAACCGCCCGGGAAACAAACGAAAGCGAGGTAATTATAGCATGAAACAGAATTCTTTGCAGGTGTTCCAATTCGAGAGCAACGAGGTGCGGGCGTTCATGAAGGACTCGGAGATTTGGTGGGTTGCCAAGGATGTGTGTGAGGTGCTGGGGCTGGTAAATATCACGGAAGCATTGAAAGCCCTTGACCCTGATGAGCTGACTTCAACAATGCTGAAGTCAGGTGGCCAGAATCGAGAAATGAAGATCATCAACGAACCCGGCCTCTATTCCCTGATCCTTCGGTCTCGCAAACCCCAGGCCAAATCCTTCAAGCGGTGGGTGACTCA